TATAACGTCCGGCGCTTTGTCTCATGGTTAAGCCATGACTGATGAGCTCAGAAAGTTCAAATAATCAATTAACAATGAGCGGAGCAAAATGAATATAATTTATAAAATCATTTACAAATATCTACGTGCCAAAGTTGAGCTTGAGGAACAAAATTTCCGTAATGCTAGGGTATTGGAGCGTAACAGGTTAAACAACGGTTACAGCAAGGCGGGTCATTAATGCCTAATATCGTTGTATCTAACTTTATTAATGAGCGTTGGGTTGACCGGTTGTATCAGAATTTTAATAAGTCAGTATACTTGTTAAAACCTGATGGCAAGGTTGACCCATGCAAGGTAAAAAAGGTCAAGTCAAAATACTATCTAACCAGTACTGGTAAATGGTTTAATAGTGCAGGTCTCAGAATTGATGAGCCTGCGGGTCTTGATAAACGAGCGGAGCTAAGCAAGTTTAAGTCTGAGATTGAACAAGCTGAGACTGATGCAAAGTTCCAAAAACTAAAACAAACAATAAGAGGTAATTAATATGTATGTAAGTAAATATGATATGGTTGTAATAGGTCAAAAATGGAATGATAAAAAAGACAAACTTGAAGGTGGGCACACATTGGTGCGTATGTTTAGTGATGAAGGTATAAATATTAAAAAATTTGTATCTTTAATGGATGAACTATCAGACGCACATGATGGATGTGAAATTGAAGTAAGTGTTGTTATGAAACAAAGAAATTACGATGAGTAACACTGATGAGCCTATTATGCGTGGTGAGTGAATACCACGTGGCGAAACTAGAGCCGGTATATCCGGCTTTAGTCTGTTACAATCTAACCAAAGGAGCTTAAACCATGATTGAACTAATACTAGGACTACCATTTGAAGGACATGTATTAATACTAGGTACAATAATAGCCGGTATAATACATGCAATTCGGACATCTAAAAAGGAGCGTAGCATTAACCCTTTTGAACAAACAACACAATTAACAGATAAACAAATTAAATCACTACAGGAGCAAAATGACAGATAAAGAACAAATACAACATTTGATTGATAAGAATAATAAATTAGAGGCTGAGCTTATTGTCTTAAAAACCAAAGCAACAGGATGGTTTGAAGATTTAAAAAATACTAAAGCAATCTTAATGGCTAGGAATGTAGATTTAAAAATACGTAAAGAAGTAGCCATTGATTGGGAGCTTAAAAAGAAAATCATATTGTTTTTACAAAAAACACAATCTTTAGAGGCTTATGATACTCTTACACCAAACCAAATAGCTATGCGAGCAGCCACTTTTATTGAGAAAATACTAAGCTCAAAACAACCACCTTTATTAGCTATTATTAATGAGCTACAAGTTACTACTAGGGAGCCTGACTAAGGTTCCCATAGTAGATATTATAAACATAACCCACTGATAATTATAGGAGTTAGACACATGGCACGCCTGATTGAGAGTATGCCTACTTATAAAGATGAAGTAGAGCACGAAAAAGAGATGAGGAACTTAGGTTCAAACAGAACTAATAAGCGTCTTCATTCTCACATTGAGAGAGAAGAGGAAAGTGTTACCAGTTATGGAAAAGTAATGGTAGCAAACACGATAAGACCTTTAGCAATGGCTATTGCTGAATGGACACAAGAACAATCTAAAAAGACAATAGGCAAACCTTCTATTGCCTTCTTAAAAATGTGTGAAGTTGAGCCTGAGATACTGGCACTAATCACTGGTAAACACATCATAAATACAATCACACAATACAAACCTTTAACAGCAACGTGCATAAGTTTAGGTGGTAAAGTTGAGACTGAGATTAGTCTTAAAAACTTTAAACATCTAAACCCTGATTTGTACCAAACAGTTAAACAAGACTTAGACAAGCGTAGTTTTAATTATACTTACAAGCGTAGAAAATTAAGAGAGAGTGCTAAACGTGACGAGGTAATGAAATGGGAAGAGTGGACAACACCTGTTAAATTACACGTAGGTCTTAGACTTGTAGAGCTTATGATTTATGCAACAGGTATGATTGAGATAGGTACTGAAACTGTTAAACATAAAAAAGCAAAGATAATCAAACAGACTGACAAAACTAGAGAGTGGATTAAAAGTAGAAACAGTTTTAATGAACTGTTAAATCCGGAATACTTACCTACAGTTATGCCGCCAAAACTATGGACGTCAGTTGTAGGTGGCGGTTATTGGACTAAAGAGCTTCCTGAACTTGAGCTTGTTAAACAAAAAAACAAGAAATATAAAAAGGAACTTGAAAACTTTGACATGCCTGAAGTGTATGACGCTGTTAATACAATGCAAGCAACACCATTTAAAATTAATAATTTTATCTTAAAAGTTATGCAAGAAGCGTGGGACAAAGGGTTAGCGGTTGGTGGTATGCCGCCTAGTACTAACTTTGATATTCCAAACAAACCGCATGACATTGAAACTAATGTTGACAGTAGAAGAGAATGGAAGAAGAGAGCTGTTATGGCTCACACTGAAAATGCTAGAATGTTTTCTAAACGTTTATTGTATGCTAAAATTATACACCTTGCACAAAAGTTTAAAGATTATGCAACGTTGTATTTTCCAGTTCAATTAGACTTTAGAGGTAGAGCGTATGCAGTGCCGGCATTTTTAAACTATCAATCTATTGGTGGTGCCAAAGCTTTGTTGTATTTTTCACAAGGTAAAGCAATCACAAAAGAAAACAAAGGTGATTATTGGTTGGCTATACATGGTGCTAACCAATACGGTGAAGATAAAATATCGTTTGCTGACAGAGTAAAATGGACTAACGATAATGAGAGTTGGATTATTGATTGTGCTACAGACCCAATGTTACATAGACAATGGGAAAATGCATCTAATCCATTTCAATTCTTAGCATTTTGTGATGAGTGGAAAAGATTTAAAGAACAAGGATATGGTTTTATTTCTAGTATTCCTGTTAATGTAGACGGTTCTTGTAATGGTCTTCAAATCTATTCTTTAATGTTAAGAGACGAAAAAGCAGGCAAGCTTGTTAATTGTTTGCCTAGTGCAACACCGCAAGACATTTATCAATTAGTTGCAGATGCAGTTAATGATAAATTAAAACAGCATGCAGCTGAAAACAAGCCGTATGCTCAGTTGTGGTTAGACTACGGAGTTAAACGTTCAACTACTAAAAGAAGTATTATGACTATCTGTTATGGTTCAACTAGATATTCATGTACTGACTTTGTAATTGAAGACTTAACAAAACGTAAAGACAAGGGAGAGAACCATCCATTTCAAGATGAGATATTCAGACCGGCTAGTTATTTAGCAAGTGTCATATGGGACAGTATCGGTGATAATCTGAAATCTGCTAGGACTGGAATGGACTATCTACAAACAATCGCACGTACAGTTGCGAAACAACAACTACCAGTGCATTGGGTAACGCCGGTTGGCTTTCCAGTGTATCAGTCATATCCAGAGATGAAGTCTAAAAGAGTTAAGGCTATGTTGATGGGTGAAGTTATTAAGCCTCGTATAAATACTGAGACTGACTTAACTGACAAACTACGAATGGGTAACGGAGTAGCACCTAACGTAGTTCACTCGGTGGACAGTGCAGCTATGATGAGTACAGTTAATATTGCTTATAAAAATGGCATTACTAATTTCTGTAACGTACATGATAGTTTTGGCACAACAGCAGGTGATGTTGAAACACTTAATAAATCTATTAGAGAAGCATTTATTAAAATGTTTAGTGAGAATGATATTCTTGATAATTTTAGGAATGACGTTCTTAAACAATTGCCTGAAGAGCTACACGATAAATTACCTGAAGTTCCCGCCAAAGGTAATTTAGATATTCAACAACTGCGGGACAGTGAGTTCTTTTTTGCGTAGCATTAAAGTACCCATAGTAGAATGGAGAAACACATATGAAAAATAATTATGTTAAGATTGTAAGTCCTGAAGGCGTGTCTCAGTATGCATGGTTGACAAAACCTGATACTAAATTTGACAAAGACGGACATTACAAAGTAAATCTTGTAGTGCCTACTGACAAGGCTTCTTCATTGATTAAACAGATTGATGAAGAAATTAAAAAGAGCGTAGAGATTGCCAAAGAAAAAAACAAAGGCAAAGCTGTAAAGCAAGCAAACGCTCCGTACGAAGAACAACTTGATGATGAAGGTAAGCCAACTGGCAATACTGTTTTCAAGTTTAAAAGAAAAGCACAAATAATATCTGCTGATGGAAAAGTCATTCCATTTAAAGTAGCATTGTTTGATAGCTCCGGTAAACCTTTAATTGATGCTAACGTTTGGTCTGGAAGTGAGATGAAAGTTAGTGCTGAGTTAGTACATTGGTTCACTGCAATGGCAGGCGCAGGCGTAAGTCTGAGATTAAGAGCAGTACAAATAACTAAGCTAGTTGAAGGTGGTGCCGGCAATGCTGAAGGCTACGGCTTTGATAAAGTAGAAGGTGGCTATACAGCAACAGAAAGTGTGAACAATGTGGTACAAGAAGAAACCGCAGAAGCTGACTTCTAATCAAGTTGGTTTAAAATACGGCTTTAGGTCAGGCTTAGAAGAAGCAATTGCTTCTGAGCTTGATACTAAAAAAGTTAAGTATGAGTTTGAACAATCTAAACTTAACTATACAAAGCCGCAAAAAGTTCACACTTATACCCCTGACTTTTATCTAACTGGGTCTGACATTTACATTGAGACTAAAGGTTACTTTACTTCTCAAGACCGTCAGAAAATGCGTCTTATAAAAGAACAGCATCCTCAGTTAGATATTAGATTTATATTTTCTAATTCTAAAACAAGAATAAGTAAAAAATCAAAAACAACATATGGCATGTGGTGTGATAAGTATGGATTTAAATACGCAGACAAACATGTTCCAACGGAGTGGTTATGAGTAACATAAGAAAAGAAACAAAGTACATTGTTGTTCACTCAAGTAATACAAATCCAAAACAAAATTTAGATGTTAAAGATTTAGACAAGCAACATAGAAAAGAGGGTTTATTCTCATGTGCGTTCCATAAAATAATCAAAAGAGACGGTTCTATTCAGAATGGTCGTGATATTATGATAGCAGGCGCACACATTGAAACAGATGTTAACTTGTCTAATAAAAATTCTATTGGCATTTGTCTAATTGGTGGACAAAATGCTGATGGACAACCTGATTGTAATTTTACTTTCAAACAATACCAAAGTTTAGTTAAACTGGTAGATGTTTTAAAAGACAGTTATGGTCAGGTTGAAATTGTTGGTCACAGAGATGTGACTAGCTCCTCGTGTCCGCAATTTGATGTAAAAGAATTGTTGACATAATTTGTTTGTTTGTGCCTACTGGGTAGAAATATCCAGTAGGTTTTTATTAACCCAAATATTAAGGCAAAAAATTTTATGGAAAATACTGACAGTACGTTTTTATATCATTCAGCATGTGATGAGTGTGGCTCTTCAGATGCTAATTCGGTATATGATGATGGGCATACCTATTGTTTTTCATGTAACACACACAAACAAGGAGAAAAAGAAATGCAAACAAACGTAAAAGAAAAATGTAAAGATTTTATAACAGGTACTGTATCTGCTTTGTCTAAAAGAAACATTGACTTTGATACAGCACAAAAATTTAATTATCAAACTGGCGCATGGTTTGGAAGACCTTGTCAGATTGCCAACTACTATGATAAAGACAAACAATTAGTAGCACAAAAACTAAGATACCCTGATAAAACATTTCAGTGGTTAGGTGATGCAAAAAAAGCAACACTATTCGGACAGCATTTATGGAGAGAAGGTGGACGAATGTGTATTGTTACAGAAGGCGAGATAGACGCCTTATCAATTTCCAGAACTAATCAAAATAAATTTCCCGTAGTAAGTATTAAGACAGGTGCACAAGGCGCTAAAAAAGATATACAAAAAGAATTAGAGTGGCTTGAAAAATTTGAGAGTGTGGTACTTTGTTTTGACCAAGACGAGCACGGAGAAAAAGCTGCTATTGAATGTGCAAAATTATTTACACCAAACAAAGCTAAGATTTGTACAATGCCATTAAAAGATGCAAACGAAATGTTACTTGCAAACAAAGTAAGAGAGTTAACAGATTGTATATGGTCAAGTAAACCATACAGACCTGATGGTATTGTAGTTGGAAAAGAATTATGGAATGAAATACAAAAAGAAGATGAGTATGTAACAGTTCCATATCCATTTGAATGTTTAAATGTTAAAACACATGGACTACGTAAAGGTGAGCTTGTTACTATCACTGCCGGAAGTGGTGTTGGTAAATCTAGTTTTTGTAGACACGTAGCATTAAACTTATTAAAAAATAATTACACCGTAGGTTACATTGCATTAGAAGAAAGTATTAAACGTAGTGCACTTGGTATCATGGGTGTTGAATTACAAAAACCATTACACTTAACAAGAGAGGGTATCAGTGAAGAAGACTTACTTAAGACGTTTAACAATACTGTGGGCAGTGGCAACTTTTATCTTTACAATCATTTTGGTTCAACAGTTGCAGATAACTTGCTCTCTAAAATAAGATACATGGCTAAAGCTTGTAATGTAGACTATGTAATACTAGACCATTTACATATGGCTTTGTCTGCATTAGGTGATGCTAATACAAATGATGAACGTAAACTTATAGATTATTTTGTATCAAAACTTAGAACGCTAGTAGAAGAAACTGGTATTGGTTTAATACTTGTTTCACATTTATCACGTACTAAAGATGGTAACAAAGGTTATGAAGATGGAGTACAAGTATCTATGAATAGTTTAAGAGGCAGTCAAAGTATTGCCCAGTTAAGTGACATGGTATTAGCCTTGTCCAGAGACTTGCAAGCTGAAGATAACATTGCACAAGTTAATGTTTTAAAAAATAGATTTAGTGGTGAGACTGGAAAAGCTTGTAGTTTAAGATATGATTTAGACACAGGTTGTTTAACTGAAGTACAATCGGAGACTGTTAATGACTTCTAAATTACCTGTTAGAAAAAGAAAAACAAAACAAGACACTGTGTCTTGGACATTTTACGTTTTGTCTGCTGTTAAAAAAGCTAAGACAAGTCCAACACCTGTAGTAATACACATTGCCAAAGAAAGTTCTGCATCACTAATACAAGATGCATTGATGGCTTTGGCTATGAATGGTGAAGATGCGGCTTGGAATGTGGATATAAAAGTTCACAAACATGTACATTAATTATGAAACTACCTAAAATAACTAAAAAAGTATTAGACGCTAAATTTGTTTTATGTCATTGGCTTGATATAAACTCTGATGCCTCGTGGATGTCATTAGAAAAAGCAAAAACAAGTACACCAACTATTTGTGTGAGCACTGGTTGGTTAATAAAACAAGATAAGAATGTACACATTTTATGTGGTGACATAAACTTTGAAGATGATGGTACACTAGGTGACGTTGGTAATGTAACTGTTATACCAACTATTAATGTTATTAAAAAGAAAGTATTAAAAATATGAGATACATATTTGATATAGAAACTGATGGATTTCTTGACGTCTGTACTAAAATACATTGTTTAGTTTTAAAAGATGTAGACACTAATAAGTTTTTGTCTTTATCAGTTAATGAAGCATTAGATAAATTATCTACAGCAAAAGAAATTATAGGACACAACATTATAAAATTTGATTTACCTGTAATAAAAAAATTATATCCTACCTTTAAAACTGAGGCAAAAATTTTTGACACACTTGTAGCAACAAGATTGTTATTTCCAGATGT